TGGTCGGCTGACCCCCACAACAGGAAGGAGCAGCAGCAGATGAACGAGTACAAACTTCAATATCACTATCCCGAGAGCTCCATCGACACCGCCTACATCGTCGAGCGGACAGAGGCCGCAGCCCGGAAAACCCTCATCAAGCGGTTCGGCAAGGAGATCGAGATTGACGACACGGAGCTCGTCTCCACCGACGCCAATGCCACGAAGGAGCAGGAGCGGGAGACCCTCGAGAAGATCAAGGCCATGGTCGAGGAGCTGGGCCCTCAGTCCTACCTCAAGACAGCGTTCACGGGCGTCTATGAGGTCGCCGAGATGAACATTGAGGAGGACGCGGCCTACAGCTTCCCCGGGCGGATCAGCCTCCTCGAGGAACAGCTCCGGGAGATGGGGAGCAAGTACAACGCGGCCCACTCCGACGCGGAGGTCTTGAGGAGTCAACTCGACCACGCCCAGGAGCAGGTCGACGCCCTCAAGGGGCGGCAGCTCCCCGCGTGGCTTCAAAGCGCCGCCTATGGCCTCGTAGTCGAGGAGCTCGCCGCCGCCCAGAAGCGGATGGAGCAGAGCGCCGAGACTATGGCCTACTACGCCGAAGCGCCCCAGGACATCGCCTTCGCCGAGGCCGTCAAGAGCTACCGGGCCGCGAAGGAGCGCCGGGGCGTGTGCGAGCAGATTGTCAAGGGCCTGGAAGCCCTCACCGAGGAATGAGCCGAAACGCCCTCCGGGGCGTCGTCGGGAGGTGTCCTCTCCCGGCCCGATGATGGCAGGACGGACAAACAACAGGAAGGAGCAGCAGCTATGAGAAAAATGAAGAAGATCAACGGGTTCCTCGTCGTGCGGTTCAACGACCGCGAGAAGCAGGGCTACCCCCAGCTCGGGAACTTCGGCGTCATCGACGCGGAGCTCTACACCGGGAGCATTGACATCGACCTGGGCGTCTTTGAGTACGACGACGCGGGCACGATCGAGGTCGCCGTCGAACAGGCCCGGGGCCTGGACGCCGAGCAGGACTACAGCGACGAGCCCCCGGTCTACACCGTGATCGTGGAGAGCGCCGAGGAGGCCACGGAGGAGGAGGTCGAGCCCCGGGCCTTATCCAGGCCCGGGAGAAGCGGCTCGCAGTGGAAATCAGGAGTAGGAACTTCCCCTACATCGACCCCCGGACGGCGGCGCATGAGCTCATCGGCTACAAGGCCGCACTCTACGACCTGGGCCTACTGGAAAAAGGCGAGGAAGCGGTCGACCTCGACCACTTCGCGCCGGGCATGGCGGAGCAGCCGCTCCCGAGAAGCTCCGAGGAGCTACTCGCCCACGTCTGTGACGAGCTCTGTCAGTTCCGGGCGGGCCGGACGCAAGAGGAGCTTGACGCCGTCTGTAAGAAGTGCAAGCTCGAACGGCTGGCAAGCGAGGCGGACGACCGGGAGCTCCGCCTCAAGGAGACGGCGAAGAAGCGCCTCGAAGGCTACGCCCAGGAGCTCGCGGAGACGCAGCTTAACACGAAGGCTGAACGGCTGGAACATGAGGCCCGGGCCTACCTCGAAGCCCTCACCACGACGAAGACCTTCTCGGAGCAGGAGGTCACGATCTACGAGGCCGCGATCTCGGCGGCGCTCAAAGTGAGGCCGGAGCCTCCGGCGCGGAAGACCTTCACGAACCTCCCCTCGGGCATGAGGAACGACCGCAACACGCGGAAGGTCTACTCCCTGGGCCTCGCCCTCGCCGAGGAGTGCCCAGATAACGATTGCCGGGTCTATCTGAACATCTTCAACATGGCCCGAGAGCTCGACGAGGTCCTGGACGAGATGAGGCCGAGCTCGACCCCGTTCGTCACTCTCCGCTCGGCCCTCATGGAGCGGGCCGGGGAGCTCTGGAAGATGTACGCCGAGAACTACGCCGTCCAGCAGTTCAAGGAGGGGATGCAGCCGTGAAGAAGCCCGCCACCACGCAGGAGGCCCGGGGGTTCATGGAGGAGCTCCGCCGCGAGCTGCTTCGGCAGAAGCGGGCGGTCGGCGACCCCCGGGCCCCTATGCGGGCCCGGCCCGGGCAGGAGGAGGCGTTCGAGAAGGTGGAGGAGAACCTCGCGAAGGCGGCGTTCATTCTCGACATTCTTGAGAAAGAGGGGCGGCGCACGGTTGCCCGGAAGGCGGTCAAGGCCGTCGACGCGCTGCTGGACGGGTTCCTCGTCTTCGGCTTCTCCCTCCTCGCCATGCTGGGCGTCGCTGCCGCAGCCGTGCTGCTGAACACCCCCTCGCCCGTAGCCCAGGCGACGGCGATCGCGGGGGTCGGCGTGGCCCTGGCCCGGGCGGTCGCCCGGAAGTAACTCTAAGAGACAGTTCACAGGAAGGAGGACAGCGATGAAACGCAATAGCGGAAAGCTCACCCCGTTCGGGAAGCTCGTCGTCAAGGCCCTCACCGACCAAGACATGACGAAGACACAGCTCGCCGACACGATCGGGACGTCGCCGCAATACTTGAGCTACATCCTCTACGGCGTCCGCTCGGGCGAGAAGTACGTCCCGGCGATCGTCGCGGCCCTCTCCCTCGACCCCCGCAAGGTCGAGAAGGCCATCGCAGCATAACAGCAGGAAGGAGGGAGCGAGGTGTCGGACGTGTTCATCGGCCTCGAGGAGGCCGCAGCCTTCGAGGGTATCACCTACAAGGGGCTCACCTCGCGCATATCGCGCAACCCGCAGCAGTTCAAGACGAAGACACAGCCCCGCGAGGGTGGAGGGAAAGATCAGGTCATGATCTCCGTCGCCTCCCTCTCCGCGAAGGGGCGCAAGGCGTGGAAGGCCGCGCAGAAGGTGGACGGGAGGGATGTCATCATAGACAAGCGAACAGACGCGGCCCCCTGGTATGTCGGGGCCGACCTCAATCACTTCATCGAAGGGGACGGGGGGAAGCGGAAGAAGGCATACTATGAGGCCGTCGAGCTCGCCGCCCGCATCCAAGACTTCATCGACTACGACGGCCCCGACCGCACGGCCTACGCCGAACGCTACGCGCTGGGCCTGGGCGTGAGCCTCCCGACCCTCTACCGCTACGTCGACAACGTCCTCAAGGCGAACGCCTGGGCGCTCAAGCTGGAACGGGAGGACGGGCAGAACCGGGACTACTTCCGGGCCCTGGCCCTATGCAGGAAGCCCCGGGAGAAGGCCACCTTCCCCAGCCTCACGGACGAACAGCGGGCGGTCATTGAGAATATTTGGTTCGACCGCCGCTTCGCCGCCAACCTGGGCACCCTCGAGATGCTTTACGAGCGGTTCGAGGAGATCGCACAGGGCCGAGGGTGGGAGGACTACCCCAGCATCAAGACGGTCGCCCGCTACGTCAAGCACCTCATGGACAGCCGGGGCGCGGCGTCGGCCCGCTACCTCGCCGCCAACGGCTCGAGGGAGTGGAAGAACAAGATGATGCTAAAGGGACGCCGGGACGCGACGAGCCTCAAGGTCATGGAGTACGTCGTCGGCGACGAGCACACCTTCGATCTTTGGGTTCAATGGGTCGCCCCGAACGGCAAGGTCAAGGCCGTCCGCCCGAAGCTCGTCGCCTGGATGGACATGAAAAGCCGGGCGATCATCGGGGACGTGGCGTGTATCGACGCCAACAGTCAGACCTTGAAGGAGAGTCTCGTGAAGATGCTCTACACCACCCCCGGGGGCGTCCCCCATATCCTCCACGTCGACAACGGCAAGGACTACACGGCGCAGACCATGACGGGCCAGAGCCGAAAGAAGCGGAATATCGAGTTCGAGTTCGACGCCGAGACCGTGGGCTTCTATCAGTCCATCGGCATCGAGGAGGTGGGCCGCTCCCTCCCATATCAGCCCTGGGACAAACCCATCGAGCGCCTGTTCTCGACCGTGTGCTCCAAGTTCTCGAAGTGGTTCGAGAGCTACGTCGGCACTCTCACGGGCTCCAAGACCTACGCGAAGCGGCAGAAGGACGTCGCCGCCATGCTTGAGCGGGGGGAGCTGCTGACGATGGAGGAGTTCTTCGACCTCTGGACGAAGTGGAAGAACGAGAAGTACCACACCCGGAAGCATGGGGGTCTCAAGGAGGCGGGCGAGAAGTGGCTCACCCCCATCGAGATGTTCGAGAATGGCCCCCGCTATGAGAAGGCCGCACCGCCCCGGGAGTATGCGGCGATGTTGCTCATGAAGGCGGACACGGCCCGGGTCTACAACTTCGGCATCAAGAAGTTCGGCACGACCTACACCGACTACGAACTCTCGCACTACATCGGGAAGACGGTCGGCATCAAGTGGGACATCGACGACGTGACGAAGCTCTACGTCTTCGACGAGGAGGGCCGGAAGATATGCGAGGCCGTCTCTCCCGAGCTGCTGGCCTTCGGGCCCCACTGTTCGCAAGCCCTCCTCGAGAGGCACCTCCGCGATCAGAAGCGGCAGGAGCGGGAAATGCGGGAGATACTGGACAGCATGACACGGCCCTACGAGCTCCGGGGCGAGGAGGGCGGACGGCCCTCGGACGCGGTCGGCATGATCGACCTCACCATCAAGGCCGACAGGCCCTCGAAGCTCATCTCGCTCCCGTTGGATAAGGAATACCGGGCCGAGGCGACGAGCCGGGCCAAGAAGAAGGCAGGAGCCGGGGACGAGTTCCTCGGCAAGAAGGCAGACGACGCCCTCGCCCGCTTGAGGGCCATCAACGAATAGGAGGCACATGAAGATGGAAGTCAGAGCAGCAGCGGCGGCGAAGCAGACCGCCACCTATACCCCGGGCAAGCCCCTCGCCCGGCAGGTCAACGACTACCTCGCGGCGACGCGGACGAGTATCGCCACCCTTGCGAACGAAATCCCCGGCTACTCCCGGCCCACGATCTCCCGCTACCTTGCGGGGAAGTACGACGGGGACATCACCACGATCGAGAAGCTCCTCGCCGAGTGGCTGGCCCAGCGCACGGGGGAGGCCGTGGATGTCCCGGAGCGGCCCGGGAAGACCGGGCGGAAGCCCGCCTTCCTCGAGACGAGGGACGCGGTCAACGTCCTGGGCGTGTGTCAGTCCTGTCAAGAGTACATCGGGCTCGGCATCGTGGTCGCCCGAAGCGGCTACGGCAAGACGTACAGCCTCCGGCAGTACGCGAAGCTCCCCCGGGTCGCCTATATCGAGTGTGACGACACCATGAGCAGCCGCGACCTTGTGGAGGCCATTGAGAAGACCCTCGGCATCCCCAGCGGCTACGGGACAATCTGGAAGCGGGTGAACGGCATCCGGGACTTCTTCAACACCAACAAGGGATGGCTTCTTGTTATCGACGAGGCCGACAAGCTCGTCTCGAAGTACACGCAGAAGAAGATGGAGATACTCCGGGCGATCTACGACCAGAGCGACGTCGGCGTCGTGATCGCCGGGGAGCCGAAGCTCGAGGCGGCGATCAAGACCTACCTCGCCCGTATGGCGAACCGGGTCGACTTCTACATCTCGCTCAAGGGGCTCACCCCCTCGGAGGTGGAGAAGTACGTCTCCGAGTTCGAGGTCGCCCCCGAGGCCATGGTCGAGCTCAAGGCCCGGGCCTGTAATATGCAGACGGGATGCTTCCGACTCCTCGACCGCACCCTCTCCAATATCAAGCGCATCCTCGAGGAGAAGGGCGAGAACGCGATCACCCTCAAGACGATCGAGCAAGCGTCGAGCCTCATGATGCTCTAACAGGAAGGAGGCCGGGACAATGAAGATGAGAAAACAGCGGCTCATGGGTGTCGGGCTCATTGTGATCTCGTGGCTTGTGCTGCTGCTGGCCTGTACCGAGAGCGAGAGTCCGGAAGACAACGACGCGACCGCCGTCCTCCTCGTGGCCCCTCTGGGCCTCTATATGCTTTACTCGGACACCTACCTCCTCTACGACGGCGAGCCGGAGCCGAGGGCGAGGGACAGGCCGGAGGCCCTCCCCGCCCGCCGAGACCCTACCACACTAACAACGAAAGGAGCCGCCACATGGCAAGGAAAAGAGTTATCGAGCCCCCGAGTATTAAGACATGGGAGGACGCCGACGACGCCCTCCGGCAGATCGCCGAGGCGACGCTTGCCCTCGGGGACATTGAGAGCGAGATGAACAAGCAGATCGTCGGGGCGAAGAAAGTCGCCGAGGAACAGAGCAAGCCCTACAAGGACAGGGTCGCGAGGCTGGAACACGATCTCAAGGACTTCGTCACGGAGCACCGGGCCGACATGGGCAAGGTGAAGACGAAGGCCCTCACCTTCGGGGAGGTGAGTTTCCGCCTCTCGACGGCGATCTCACTCCCCCGGGCGAAGGACAAGATCGAGGAGATCGTCCGCCGCCTCAAGGCCCGGAAGATGACGGACTGCATCGTCACGAAGGAGGAGATCAGCAAGGACGCCCTCAAGAAGTACGGCAAGGACGCCGTCAACGCGGTCGGGGCCACCTGGAAGGAAACCGACGTCTTCGGCTACGAGCTCAACCTCGCCCGGCTCGAGCAGATCAAGAGCGGGGCGTAAAGGAGGGGGCCGGGCTTCATGCGGGTCGACATAGGCACGACGACGCAAAAATACCGGGTCATCTACGCCGACCCGCCGTGGAAGTTCAGCAGCAAGGAAGCCTTCGAGCCCCGGAACGGGGGCTCCGGCTTCACCCCTCTCGAGGCGGTCTACCCCACGATGACGACCGCCGACCTCAAGGCGCTGGACGTCGGACGCCTCGCCGAGGAGGACGCGGCCCTCTTTATGTGGGCCACCGACGCCCACATCCCGGACGCCCTCGACCTGTTCAAGGCGTGGGGCTTCCGTTATGTGACGGTCGCCTTCGTATGGAGCAAGAAGACCGTCACCGGGAAGACCGTCGCCAACCTCGCCCCCTGGACGCTCAAGAACTGCGAGCTTTGCCTCATGGGGACGAGGGGGCGGATGGTACAGCACAAGAAGCAGAACAACGTCCAGCAGCTCGTCGAGGCCGTGAGGACGCGGCACAGCGAGAAGCCGGAGGAAGTGAGGCGGTGCATCGAGGCCCTGTTCGGGGACGTCCCCCGGCTCGAGCTCTTTGCCCGGCGCTACTCCCCCGGGTGGGACGTGTGGGGAAACGAGGTGTAACTATGACAGCAGCACAGACGAGGCGCAAGCCCGCCTCCATCCGCACCCTCTGGGCGATCGCGAAGTCGCCCGAGCTCCACCTCTCGGACGAAGACCTTCACGCGGTCGTCTTCCGGGAGACGGGCAAGGAGAGCATGAAGAAGCTCTCACAGGGCGAGATCAACGAGGTCGCCCGGGTCTTGCAGAACATGAAGGACAGCGTCAACAGCAGCGCCCGCACCAAACGGACGGACACGGGCGGGGACGCCCGCACCGTCCAGCAGCGCCGGAAGATCTTCGCACTCACCGAGGAGCTCGGATGGAACGACGACCCCCGGCGCATCCAGGGCTTCGTCAAGCGGGTCACGGGGGTCGACCGCCTGGAATGGCTCAACGTGGCCCAGTGTGAGAAGGTCATCGAGGGGCTCAAGGCTATGGTCGCCCGGCAGAAGCGGAAGGGGGCCCAGGCATGAGCAAGACGCCGCAGGAGGACGACAAGGCCGTCCTCGCCGCGCTGGACGGCATCGTTCGTATGCAGCGCACCATCCGGGGCGGGCTTGATGTGTGCGTCAACACGGGGCTCGTCTTCGTCCGCACCTACTACAACAACCTCCCGGAGAGTATCGCCCGCCGCCTCACGGAGCTCAACCCGGTCGCCCTGGCAGCTATCCCGGGGGCGACCTCCTTCCAGGGCAGCGAGAAGGCCCGGAAGAACATCGCCGCGAGCGTGGCGAGCGACGCGGCCTTCGCCCAGGCCATCCGGGCGGCGAACATCTACCGGGAGAAGCTGGGCTATGAGCTGCTCGGACCGGACGGCAACCCGGAGCCGGGAGAGGAGGGCGGCACATGAAGGAACAGCCGAAGGCCAAACCGTTGACCGAGTTCCAGCAGTACGTCACAAAAACCTCGAAGATGCTGCTCATCGGTGAGATCGTCCGGGCCCGGAGCTTCCTCGGGGAGGGAACAACCCCCGAGGGCTACCAGCAGCTCGCCGACACAGGCATCGAGGAGCTCATGAACGACTCCAACATTTTGAGAGCCGCCGTCGCCCTGGCCCGGGAGACCGAAGTGTCGGAGAGCGTTCGCCGCTCTCTCGCCGCAAGCAAGGCCTCCAGCGGCTCCAAGAGCGGCCCCTTGCTTAGTTAGGGGGTAGGACATGGCCCAGAAGAAGAAACGGCTCACACAGCGCGAGAAGGCCGAGAGAGCAGCCATCAAGAAGAAGCTCCGGGAGGACGGGCTCCTCCCTCCCATAAAGCCCCGGCTCAATCGGAAGAAGTTCGCCCGGGAGACCTGGGCAGAGTTCGACGCCTTCTATAAGGCCGAGCCCATCCGAGCGGAGGTCTCGCTCCTCAAGGCGATCGGCTTCATGGTGGGGCCGGACATGAAGGAGGTCTCGCCCGAGGAGGTCGGCGTCCTCAAGCTCCTCAAGCTGGCGGTCGAGTACAACGCTTTTCTCAAAAAACTCGAGGAAGAAGGGCGCACGACGTACACCTACGGGGAGCTCATTGACGAAGTCATTCTCCCCATCACCAACCTATAGGAGGGTTCAATCATGGCAAAACTCACACCCGACGCGACGAGGACGGAGTACGGCCTCGTCATCAATCAGAAGATCATCCCCTGGGGGGCCGTCTGGCCCAAGGACTCGGGGAAGTACAAGAAGGGCCAGAAGTTCAAGGCCGACCGCCGCCTCTCCGGGGGCACGGGCAAGGTCGCGGGCGTCACCATCCACAACACGGGCGACCTCCCCAACGTGGAGGAGGACGCGGAGCAGTACACCCGGGCGACGTGGCCCAACGCCAACATGAACGACGCCCGGGTTCACTACTACGTCGACGACATCAACGCATGGCAGAACCTTGAGGACACGGAGGTCGGATGGCACGCGGGGGACGGCAGCGGCCCGGGGAACGGGACGACCATCTCCATCGAGGTTATCATGGACGGCAGCGGGAGCAAGGAAGACCTCAAGGCCGAGGAGAACGGCGTCATCCTCGCGGCGCTGCTTTTGAAGAAGTACGGCCTCACGGTCGACCAACTCTACACGCACAATCACTGGATGGGCCACCCCGACAAGATCGTCCAAGGGGCCCGCAAGAACTGCCCGCTCTACATCCTCCCCCACTGGGCGGAGTTCAAGGCGAAGGTCGCGGCGAAGCTCGCCGAGATCAACGGCAACGCCGAGGCCCCCGCCGAGCCCAGCACGGAGGGCAAGACGGCGATCATGGGCCGGGCCGAGGTCACGGCGGCGCAGATGGCGGCGTTCTGCTTGAGCAAGAACGCGGAGCCCCGGCTCCCGAGCTGCACAGTGGAGGAGCTGGCCTCCCTGTTCCTCGCCGAGGGCGAGGCCGAGGGCGTCCGGGGCGACGTGGCCTTCGCCCAGAGCCTCCACGAGACGGGCTTCTTCAAGTACGGGGGCATCGTTCAGCCGGGACAGAACAACTACGGCGGGCTCGGGGCCCTCAACGGGAACGCAGCCGGACAGGCCGCGAGCTTCCCCGACCCGCGCTCCGGCGTCCGGGCGCAAATCCAGCACCTCAAGGCATACGCCACGACGGAGCCCCTCGCGGGCGAGTGCATCGACCCGCGCTTCTCCCTCGTGGCCCGTGGGGTCGCCGAGTTCGTGGAGTGGCTGGGCGCAGCGGACAACCCCAGCGGGCGCGGCTGGGCCGTGCCTGGGGCGGGCTACGGCGGGAAGATCGTCTCGCTGCTGGGCCAGATCAAGGCCACGGAGGCCCCCGAGCCGACGCCGCCCACGCCCCCGGATGACGGCTACCCCGAGGGCACCCCGGCATGGCAGAAGGAGGGCTTCGAGGCCCTCGTCGAGCGCGGGGTCATCAACTCCCCGGAATACTGGAAGACCCGCTTCGACAAGACCATGACGGCGGGCGAAATCCTGGCAATCCTGGGCAGGATGTAACACGGAAGGAGGGCGCAGCGTGGACGGACTTGTCAAGGAGCTCACGATCGAGATGCTCCCCGAGGGCCCCTACAAGCAGATCGCCGAGGCGATCGGGCCGGAGAACTTTTACCGCCTCGCCGAAGTAGTCGGCGGCGCGACTATCTACATCCCGAAGCCCGAGAGCCTCACCCGCCCCGTCCGTGACGCCCACATCAAGGCCGAGTTCAACGGCTACAACCACCCGGAGCTTGCCCGGAAGTACGGCGTCACAGAGCGATGGGTTCGGCAGCTATGCGGCCCCGGACAGACGGAGGGGCAGATCGAACTTTTTGAGCTGCTGGAAGGCATGACGGGCGCAGACGGGAGCGGCCTCTCTTAGAACTGCTTCATATGTAAACTTCACAGAAAACCCGCTAAAGTAAGAGTAGAAGCTACGCTTCTACTCTTATTTTTTGCCAAAAGGAGGCAGTAAACACATGGACATGAACGTCATCACCAGCGCAGCGAGCAACGCGCTCGCGAACATCGTCCTCGCCGTGATCGCCCTCGCCGGGGCCTACGCGGTCTACTACATCCGCCTCGCCGGGGCCCAGGTCAAGGCTCAGACGAAGCAGATCGAGGACAAAGCGGCCCGGGAGCTCCTGGAGAACGCCCTCGACGACGTCGTCAACCTCGCCACGGTCTCGGTCAATGCCATGGAGCAGACCACGGCCCAGGCCGTGAGGGACAAGGTCAAGGAGGGCAAGGTCGACCGGGAGGAGCTGCTTGAGCTCGGGCGGAAGGTCTTCCAGGAGGTCAAGAACGCGATCTCGCCCGAGGCCCAGCGGGTCATCACGAAGAACCTCGGCAGCTTCGACGCCTACCTGACGAAGTGCATCGAGGACGCCGTCCTCAAGGTCAAGCGTGGCGATCCCTACCTCACCCTCTCCGGGGAGCTGCTGGAAGGCATCCAGGAGGCCCAGACGCCCACGCCCGCCCCCGGGCAGTAAAGGAGGGCGCGCCATGGACACCGTCCAGATCACCGCCCTCATCGGCGCGGTGGCTTCCCTCCTCTGCACCCTTGTCGTGGGGGCGCTCACGTTCTTCCTCAAGAAGACGCTCTCCTCGCTCGAGAAGGCAGACGAGAAGAACGCCGCCAAGATCGCGGAGGTCGAGGATAAGCTCAACGACCTCAAAGCCGACCTTCCGCTTGTCTACGTCACCCGGGAGGACTACATCCGGGTCATGAACAGGGTCGAGGAAAAGCTCGACAAAATCCTTTATTCCAGAGAACGAAAGGAGGAATAGTCCATTATGGCGATCATGGACGAGCTGACGGAGCAGGAAGTCAGCAAGAACAAGGCCATCCGGGGCTACATCATCCGGGCCCTGGCAAAAGGCAATCAGAACACGCTCCTCGTCCGGCAGATCACGAACGCCCTCGTCGCTGACGGTTTGATCTTCTCCCCGGACATCTCGAAACATCTCGAGTATCTCGAGGAGGCGGGGTATATCGTGTTCACCAACCGCGCCGCAAATGCCTACAACGCCTACAGGAAGGACGCGATCATCAAGCTCACAAAGAGGGGGGTCGACCTCCTGGAGAGCACGATCGACGACCCGGGCGTCGATGTCTAAGGGAGAGAGACGCCGGACGCGAGTGAGCTCCACTATCGACCAACTCCCGGATGATGTGCGGGTCGAGCTGGACGCAAGGCTCGCGGACACAGCGAACACCTACAAGGAGCTCTCCGCGTGGCTCAAAGAGCGGGGCTATCAGATCAGCAAGTCCGCGATCGGGCGCTATTCCATCCGCAGCACCCAGGCCGCGCAGCGTGTCGCCGAGACCCTACAGCGCACCCAGGCGATCGCCCAGGCGGTCGAGGCGCACCCCGACCTCGACTACACGAAGGCGGCGTCTATGGTTCTCATGGACGGCCTTATGCAGCGGGTAAGCACGGCGGAGGACGACTTCGCCGAGATGCCGCTCGACAAGGCCGGGCGGCTCATCGCCTCCCTGTCCAGAAATGCCACCTATGAGAAGCGCGTCCGGCAGGAGATGAAGAAGAAGGCCGAGCTCGCCTTTGAACAGCTCGAGGCCGAGCTCATGGCGGCGATCAAGCAGCACCCCGAACTCGTGGGAGAACTGCACGACGTCCTCTCGAGGGCGAGGGAGAAGGTGCTCTCCGATGCCGATTGATCTCAAGGAATACCTCGAACGGCTCGAGGAGCCGGAAGACCGCGAAGCGGTCGCAAACAGCGAATACCAACGCGAACTATTTGAGGAGTACGTCCAGCGCGGGGACAACTTCCCCCAGCTCCGGGCGCAGCTCCTCGAGGACTTCCGGGGCGGGGCCCCGCTCACAGGCCCGCAAGGGCTACGGAAGCAGCTCGGGGCGATCGACCTCGGCTACTTCGGGCGGGCCTACCTCGCCCACTACTTCGTGAGGCCCTCGCCCCCGTTTCACGAGGAGCTCGACCGCATCTTCCGCGACGGCGTCATGAAGGGGATGAACCCCCTCACGGACGCGAAGGCGATCAGTCGGGCAAACGGATGCCGGAGAGCGGTCGAGGCTCCTCGAGGCCACGCAAAGAGTACGACCTTCACCTTCAAGGACTCGCTGCACTCCTCCGTCTACGGCTACAAGCACTACGAGATTATCCTCTCGGACAGCTCGGAACAGGCCGAGGGCTTCCTCAACGACCTCAAGACGGAGCTCGAGGAGAACGCGGCACTCCGGGAGGACTTCGGGGAGCTCAAGGGCCGGGTCTGGAAGGCGTCGGTCATCCTCCTCTCGAACGGCGTCAAGATCGAGGCGCTGGGCGCGGGGAAGAAGATCAGAGGCCGACGCCACAAACAATGGCGTCCCGACCTCATCCTATGCGACGATCTCGAGAACGACGAGAACGTCAACACGCCGGAGCAGCGGAAGAAGCTCCGGGACTGGTTCTATAAGGCCGTAAGTAAGGCGGGCGACACCTACACGGACATCGTCTATATAGGGACGCTCCTCCACTACGACGCCCTCCTCGCCAACGTGGCGAAGAACCCCGAGTATGTGACGGCCCGCTACAAGGGCGTCATCTCCTTCGCCACCCATACGGAACTATGGGAGGCGTGGGAGCGCATCTACACCGACCTCGAGAACCCGGCGCACCAACAGGACGCCGAGGCGTTCTTCAAGGCCAACGAGGCCGAGATGCTGGAAGGCACGGCGGTCTTGTGGGAGGAGAAGCTCCCCTACTATGCCCTCATGGTTATGAGAATATCCGAGGGCGAGGCGTCCTTCTCCTCCGAAATCCAGAACGAGCCCATCGACCCCGAGAATTGCGCCTTCGCCGAGGAGTGGTTCGACTACTATGACGATGACGGGAAGACCGTCCCGGACTTCTCCGAGTCGCGGTTCATCTTCGTGGGGGCGAACGACCCCTCCCTGGGGAAGAACCGCAAAAGCGACACCTCAGCGATCATCGGCCTCGCGAAGGACACCTCCTCGGGCTACCTCTACGTCGTGATCGCCGACATAGCGAAGCGGAAGCCGGACAAGATCATCGACGACGCCCTGGACGACTCCCGGAGGCTCCGGCGCGAGTACAAGAAGCCCTTCTACAAGTTCGGCGTCGAAGCGGTTCAATTTCAATACTATTTTGCCGAGATCATGCGGCAGCGGGCGGCGGAGTGCGGAGAGTATCTCCCCATCGAGGAGATCAACAGCGTCCAGAACAAAGACGCCCGCATCCAGAGCTTGCAGCCGTTCGTCAAGAATGGCTATCTCAAGTTTTCCAAGAAACACAAGACACTCATCGACCAGATGCTCAAGTACCCCATGGGGAAGAACGACGACGCGCCCGACGCCTTGCAGATGGCGGTCGCGCTGGCCCTCTCCGTGAAGGTGGGGCGGAAGGTCGACTATAAATCAGTTTTAGGCCGCGCCGTGAAGTTCCGGCGCGGGGCCTACTAAGGAGGCGGGGCCATGTCAAGGAAGACCAACAGGCGGCGACAGAACAGGCAGCAAGCGCCCCCGCAGCACCGCCCGGACACCCGGGAAGTCGCCGTCGCCCAGGTAACGGACAAATACAGCGACTACCCCTCGAAGGTTCCTCTACGACGCTTTTCGCGTACTCAAATCAGGAGCAGCCGGAAGCGGGAGTCTAATTTGCTTTACTCGCTGGGATGTCGAGCAGACATTCATCGACGCGATGAAACTCGCGGGTTTTCAGGTTAAAAGCGAGATTATTTGGGATAAGGTAACGCACGGAATGGGAGACCTCAAAAAACAGTTTGCTCCATCACACGAGAATGTGGTCTTTGCAATCAAAGGAAAATACTGCTTTCCAGGCCGACGCCCTCGCGATCTTGTCACATTTCCAAAGCTCAACGGTTCACAGATGATACACCCGACCGAGAAACCCGTGGCCCTTTTGACAAGCCTCATCACCAGCGTCACAAAACCGGGCGACCTCATCCTCGACCCGTTCGCCGGGAGCGGTTCTACCCTTGTCGCCGCCAAAAAGACGGGGAGGCGGTTCATAGGCGTCGAGCTCAACGACGAATATTTTGAGAAAGCGCAGCGGCGCATCGAGGAGGCGATTGAATGAAATTTCTCTCCCTCAAACGCCGGGGACAGTCCCGGGCCACACCCCGCCCGGACACCCGGGAAGTCGCCGTCGCCCAGGTAACGGACAAATACAGCGACTACCCCTCGAACGGGCTCACCCCCGTCAAGCTCGCCGAGATATTCAAGGAGGCCGACGCGGGCGACATTCTCCGGCAAGCGGAGCTCTTTGAGGAGATGGAGGAGAAAGACCCGCATCTCTTTTCGCAGCTCCAAACCCGGAAGAACGCGGTCACGGGCCTGGACTTCGAGATCATCCCCTTCGACTCCGACGACGAGAGGGACAAGGAGATCGCGGAGTTCGTCGAGGGGCAGATCAACGGCATCGAGGGGCTCGAGGACATCATGCTTGACCTCCTGGACGCGATCGGGAAGGGCTTCGCCGTCTCTGAAATTATGTGGGCCTATGAGGCCGGGCGGGTCGTCGTGAGCGACATCCGCTCCCGCTATCAGAAGCGTTTCTTCTGGGACAGCGAGGACGCCTTCCGGGTCAGGACAGACGAGGCCCCCGAGGGGATGGAGCTCCCGAAGAACAAGTTCATCCTCCACCGCTACAAGGCCCGCAGCGGGCACCCGTCCCGGGCCGGAGTCCTCCGCGTGGTCGCCTGGATGTACCTGTTCAAGAACTACACCCTCAAGGACTGGGTCGCGTTCTGTGAAGTCTACGGGATGCCGCTCCGCCTGGGCAAGTATCAGCCGGGGGCCAGTGAGGACGACAAGCGGGCCCTCATGCAAGCCCTCGCCCAGATCGGCGCGGACGCGGCGGGCATTTTCCCGGACGGGACGACGATCGAGTTCGTGAACACCGAGAAGGCGAGCTCGACCGACCTCTATGAGCGGCTCGCCCGCTACTGTGACGAACAGGTGAGCAAGGCCATACTCGGACAGACCCTCACCTCGGACAGCGGCGGCGGCAGCTACGCCCAGAGC